TCCGGCCGGCTTCAGCGGCAGTGATCCGCCTGGCTTCAGCCAGCTTGACCGATCGGTCTTTTTTCGCCCGCGCGCCATTTTGGCAGCTCACAATTTCCTGAGTTCCAGCGTATTTTTTTTGCTGTGTACACCGGCGGTCATTCGCAAAATACAAAAACCTCGTTCACCCCCTACCCTAAAATAAATTTTTTTCATGTCGGCACCGCTCGATATTCAAGCCAGTAGCTACGATCATCCTTGCGAGTCGTGAGCTCCAGCCACCACCCACCGATCGGCCGAGCCGCGCGACCCATCTGCACATGCCAGCCGTCTGACGACTCGTCCTTCCAGCAGGACGCACGCAAGAATAGCTGGCGCCGGCGTTTCACCACGCCTCGCGCCGTGATGCTGGTCAGCACATTCTCGTCTTGGTTGCGCCGATGAATGTGGCCGCTAAGGTACACATCCGCCAGGTACATCGACCTAGTCCGCGAGTGGTCAATCATGCCGCGCGTGATCTCGCCTCCGCCACCGTAGCCGTGGTGGTAGCAAATAGTCACAGTGTCCTTTTGAGTTTTAGCGCCGACAAAATTAGCAACGCATTGAACAAACGCCCAATATGGTCCGCACTCAACCAGCGACCCTTCGCGCCGCAGCTCCTGACACAGCCTCTGCAGCAAATCGACTTCGTGCCGCTTGCGGATTGATGTCTCATGGTTGCCGTAGGAAATAATTGCCAGGCTGTCTTTCCAAGGCATCAGCCATTCAGCAGCCGTGCTCACCAGCAGATCGAGATAGTTCCCGCCACGGTGCTCAGGCCGGAGCACATCCTGCGACGCTCTCGGATCCCATTTCCCCTGCATGGCATCAAAAAAATCGCCAGCGATGATTACCGGCGCGCCGACTGCCTTGGCCTCATTCAGAACATCCCGCAACAGCTCACGCTCGCAGTGCGCTGAGTCCCAGTGGATGTCCGCCAGCAACAGCACACGCCGAGAGTCGCCGGCGCGCTCACACTGCACGCGCATGAGGTAGGCGTTTTCCTCGGCCTTGGCGATCGACCACCATGGGGTGGTCATTATCCATCAAACACGCTTGAGAACACATCCGGCATTACATATCCTCCGTGCGGGTTTTGCGACTGTGGCAGCTATGGCACAGCGCCTGAAGGTTCTCGGGATTTAGCCTTGCTCCACCCTGCCTGATCGGCCTGATGTGGTCGACTTGGCTTGCCTCGTGCCCGCAACGCCGGCACAGCGGCTCACGGCGCAGTACCATCAACCGCAGTGCTCGCCAGACGGAGTCATATCCGCGCTGAGCGGTGGTCGGTCTTGCCTGCGCCTGTGGCAGGTTCGGCCGATGCGGTCGATGTTGAGGCAAACGATTGGCCATGCCAACAGACTAGCCTCGACGGTTCCCGAACAGCGTCGGACCATGCACCCCGTTTGTGTCGAGCGGATGCCACAGACTGCTTCCGGCCTCGGCTCGGCGCTGCAATGCCGCCATTTTTGCCTTGCTTCTTGGAGTCGCGTCAGAGCTCTTCAGCGGACGAGGAGGTTCAGCGTATAGCTCAGGACACACATGCAGGCAGGCCGAGGCCCACTGCCTGGCACTGAGCCCAATCAGCCTGTCGGGTAGCAGCTCCAGCCAGCGCTCAATGACTGAGAGCGTGTAGTCGTGGCCGCCCGACCAATCGTTGCTCAGGTCCATGACTGCCTCGTCAGGGAACCCGCACACCTGGCCAAGGCCAAGGACGCGATCCTCGATGACGCGCTCATTAAGCTTGCCAGTCTGATCGTTGTTCCAGTCGCTCATAACGCACCGAGGCGTAAGCCTGCGGCTCCTGCGGTGCCACGGATATGCCAACGCTCGGGACATGCTCCCAATCGTCATCCATCAGCAACCCGTAACGCACCGACCAGTCGAGGATCGGCTTTATCAGGTTGTCCAAGTCTCTGCCGCGTCGCCACCCTTTGCCGGTGTGAATGGTGATCGTCACTTTGACGCGGTCAGACAGCACATCGCCTCGCAACAGGCCGGCCGTAAACGCGGCCACATCGGCCTGAACGATCCACAGGTCATAATTCTTCGACCTGTGGACTCGTCCACGATTAGAGCGCCAAATCTTGTTAACGCTCGGTGGGATCGGCAGAATCAGCTCAATGGCATCACGAGCTGGTACAGATCCCGCGACTGGATGATGATACTTGGCTGCTTCGACAGGCTTATCGTCGCCGTCGGTTGGTCGATTGCCGCGAGTGCATCGAGGAGGTACCGAGAGTTGGCGGCGAACTTTGCCGATATTTCGTGCTCGCATGCCACCTCGACTTGAGCCTTGCCGTGAGTGCTGCTGGAGCTCAGCACGACTTTGCCAGGCAGATATTCGACATCCACCCTGTTGAGCTCCGAAACACAAGCTACCTGCTTAATGGCACTGACCAGACCCTCGATGTGATGCACGCAACCGTAGGCAGGCTCCTTTGGTAGCACTTCCCTATATGCCGGAAACTTTCCTTCCAGCAGCGCGGCGGTCAGCACGGCCACTGGCAGGCCGTCCTTGAACCAATTAACCGTGACATGGTTTCGGCTTGCCTCGACTCTGGTTTCGCTCGCGCCTTCAAAATCGAACACCTGCATAGACGCGCGAGGCAGCAGGATGTCGCCGACAGATCCCTGCACGCAGTCGATCTCGCGGATGGCCAAGCGCCTGCCATCAGTGCAGACGAGTCGCACCCCTGTCTTGCTCGACTCGATCAAAAGGCCCGTCATCGTAAACCTGGCCGTCTCGGATGCCACCGCATGTTCGACGCTGGCGATGCCAGCACTCAATACAGCCGGCTCGCAACTGAACAGCGTTTTTTTGCCACCGGTGTCAGGAAGTCCATGGACCAATGACAGATCGATCGGAGACAACTTCCACTCGGCCGAGGCCGATGTGATAGTGGTGCCGTTTTCGTCGTGGGTCAGGTCCAGATCAGGTGTTTGCGCCGTGGCAAGAATGGCGGCCAACTGCTCGGATGGCAAAGCGATGTCGCCAACCTGTGCATCGTGTTGGCTGACAGGTATCCACACCGACATCCAGACACCTGATTTGGCATCGGAAGCCGACAGCATCGCCTCGCCAGGACGATGCGCAACGATGCTTAGCTTGGTGACCTTGGACTCAGTTTTTCTTAGGACGCGGCCGAGCTGCCGGAGCGCGGACGCCAGAGACCTCATCGATATCGTCAGCTTCATGCTGCTGTAACCCCAGCAGAGACTGGACCACATCCCGTAGCCGGTCAATCTCTGCCACCAGGAGCCGGACCGCGCACCCCGCGTGGTCCGCATGGCATCCATGCCAGTGCGTCGTCTGCGCCGTGGTGTCGCACCACCGGCGCTCTATTTCCGTGATCGTGCCGAGCGACAAGGCGCTAAGGCTTTTGTCGTGGGATCGGCGGGAACCGCTCATCAACTGACCTCGCCGCATTCGTGATGATCTGCGCCGCCGACAGGAGATATCTCGCCGCCGTCCTCGGGTGCTGCGGCGATTCGGATAGTGCAGATCCCGCTTCCCTGACCAGCGTCACCGCCTCGCATAGCTGCGTCGCCAGCTCCTCGTACCACGCCGGAAACTCTTTCATGGGTCGCCTCCAGCGCTGCGAGGAACTCGATGTGCCTGATTGCTTTCCTCAGATCCTCGGTGCCGTTCTTCTGCTCCCACCTCCATAGGTACTTGAGCACATTGCCAGCGTGGTAGCCTTTCATCCGCTCGGCCCCAAGCATGGCCATCTGCGCGCGCAGGCAATCGACCTCGCTAGCATCGTGGCTGTCGTAGTATGACGGATTGACAGGATCGCTCATGCTAGTCTCTTCTCGTCACATCGAATGAATCGCAGCATGCGGCGCATCGACTCTTGCTCGAGTTGCCTAATCCTTTCCCGAGTCAAACCAAGGCTGTCGCCGATCTGCTTTAGGGTTTCGTTGGCCAGTCGGCGCAACATGATGCACCGATGCGGCTGCGGCAGCCTCGCCACCAGCTCTCGGCACTTGCGCTGCTCATCCCTCGATATTGCGTCGGCATCCACGCACTCGGAGCTGCGCACAAACGGCTCAAACTTGCCTAGAGCTATGGTCTTGCCTGTGCGTTTGCTGCGCGTGTAATAGTTCACGCAGTGCGACCTCCTACTGCGCACGCAGACGCCGACATAATTAGAGAAGCTGCCGAGATCCGGATTGTGCGACTCCGCAGCGATCACCAGCGCCAGCAGGCACTCCGACTCCCACTCCTCGTGAGTCAGGTCGACCGGCTTGCGCATGCGCCTGGAAAACCAATACGCCAGCGAGATGTTCTGCTCGACCAGTTCCTGCTGCTCCCGCGTCAGAACCCTGTTCCTACTCCTCGACATCGTCATCCTCATCTGGCTCGGTGATTTCATCCGAGACCGCATCCAGCGCCATCATGACCATCCGTGTCTGGTTAGTGGTCAACGATGTCACGCTGTTAACGCGACCATCCCGCACCGTGTGCAGGTAGAGCATCGACTTGTCCGGAGTCAGGCCGATCTCGATGTCGACCAGTCCCTCCTCGACGGTGATAGAGACCTTCATGCGCGCACCTTGGCTAGAATTTTTTCGATGGTCTCGCTCAGCTTTCTGCTCGACTCGACCTCGGCAGATGACTCAGGATATTGCGCCGATGGATCTTTCCGCGCGACGCGGTCCTTCTCGTTCTCGAGCGACTTGTACTGTCGATAAAACTCAAGCTGCAACTGCCAGTGCGGGTTCGCGCTCTCGTACTGCGTCAGCGTGATCATGCCGCCACCAATCGACCGTCCGACATTGCACCTGTCGCACTTGGCGCACTGCGTGCTCGCCGGTCCCCCAATGGTCCCCGTCCACACGCCGTCGTTGGTGATCTGCCGTGAGTGAGGCAGGCCGCAGACAATGCCGCAGTCAAAGCACAGTGGACAAGGCGCGCGGTTTACCACAACGGGAGCCACTATTGAGCTCTCGTAGTCCATGCGCCGCAGCTCCTCGCGGATCGCCTGCAGGTGCTCCTCGGCAAACGACGGCATCTTGGTCCGCCTGGCAATGGCGTGCACTACCTGCACCATCTCGTCGTTGGTCCGGCCTTCCTGATCAAACAAGGTCGCCCACGCCTGGAGCGTGACGGACTGCTTGGGCTGCGTCATGAACCCGAGCGATTGATACAGCTCCCACCATGGGATAAAGTCAGTCATGCGCTCGCCTCTTGGTCGTCCAGCACCAGCCGCACCCACGCCGGCGGGTTGTCGCCAAAGTGCTGGCGCAGCAGCATGCGCATCCACGCCAGCTCGTTGGCCATCCAGGACACATCGATGCCGGCCTGCGTGTGCTCGTACCGCGTCTCGATCTCGCTGATGATCCGGTCCTTGTTCATGGCGCCACCTCCGTGGCCGGAGGCTTGGCGGACTTCGCCTGCACCTCGGCCAGCTTTTTTATCCACGCGGCATGCAGCGCCGCCTTTGCGTCTGGGTCTTGGTTTGGAATTGATGAAAGATTGTTAATGGGTGAGGCGTCTGGCTCCTCTTCTCTCCTCTCTCTTTCTCCTCTCTCTCCTCTATCTTGGGACGCTGATGTCACGCTTTTGTCACGGCCGACCGTGACGCCAGTGCGCCGTGGCGTCACGCTCCCACCGTGACCAGAGAGTTCTTTATCCTGTAAGGGTTTACGATTTTCATCATTTGCCACTGTCGCACTAGGTGCCAGTGGCGTCACGGTGTCACCGTGACATGAGCGTGACGCCACCGTGACATGAGCGTGACGCGAGCGTGACGCCACCGTGACGCCACTCTGACCAGCCGGTGACGCCGGCTCAAACCGTCCGGCACGGTCTCGGTGCCTAAACTGGCGAGACTGCATCAGGACGCGATCCTTGGCAGACTGGCCGTTGTGTCGCTCGAAATTCGGAATACCGACTCGGCCTTCCTGAATGATGAGCCAGCCGGCCGCACAGCATGCGTCGCACCAGCCGGGACATCCAAGGCGCCTGTCCAGCGCAGCGGTCGTGACGGCGACCCAAGGGTTCTCAGCCGTCGCCTGGCCGTCGAACCACGCCCACATGGCGCAGAGTCGACCAATGACTGCGTAGTGGTCAAGCTCCAGCGTGTCAGCGATCAGCCACACGGATGGGTCGTCAGCAAGATTGGTGCGTAACTTGATCCAGGACATGAAGTCAGCTCCTTGGCAGTGTAGTGATCGGTTGAAGATGGGATTGCGGCACGAAGTAAGCAGGAGGCCTACCACCGTGCGCCTGGCGCCACTGTGACTGCTTGGCGTCTCGGCCAAGGATCCATCCGCGCACACAATAGTTGGGACACTTTCCTGTGACCAACACCCAGCAGGCGTCTGGATCGTCGCCATCACGAACGATCAGGTCGTAGTCGTGTTTGGATCGAGTCCTGACTTGAATGCCAGGAAGGTCGTGATTGGCAAAAGTGTTGACGCTGCCATCCCAATAGATGTTCAGCGCCTTGGCCACCGCGAGCTCACCGAGAGCTCCCTCAATGTGCTCGCTCCAGCCATCGCCGTCATAGCCATGGCGATCAGGCAGGCCGTTCTTCACCGCCGCCAGTTGCCGCAGCCGGCCGATCTCCGATGCCATCGCAGCCTCGTGCCACGACAGCGAAACCACCACCTGAGACATCGTGTCTCTCCGCACCCATCATGTGTGGCCGGGATTGGCATCCATGCCTCCGCCCGGTCGGGTTGCGCGTCAGCACGCGCGTAGCTCAGTTGCCATCTGCGTTGTCAGTTAGGCAATAAACTCCAGTCGATCGTCGCCGCTCAAGCGCACGAACGCATTTTGAGCCAGTTGAAATTTGGTCGGCATCCTAAATATCTGACACTTGCCGTTGGCGGCGATCCACAGCGCGGCTCGCAATCGCTTGCTCGTCAGCCTTCTGTTCATCACGCCTCCATGACGCGCTCCAGGACTCGAACCTAGACAAGGACCGCCTACAGTCGCGCGCCAACACACGGTGGCAGGGTGCCGTGTGACTGGTGAGATGCTCGGCCCATGGACAAGCCGCCTGCCCGCACCAGTGGTCAGAATGGACAGTCGGGAGCCGCAGCATCCCCGAGGTCCGTGGAAGTCTCGGATTTAGAAAACGACCTCACGCGCGTGTTGATGTACTCGCCGGAGTCGTCCAAGTAGACCGTGGCCCTGACCTGCTTGCCGACCAGCTCGGCCGTGTCGAACTTGCGCTCAATGCCGACTGCGGATGCGAGCTGCCGCAACTTTTGTTTGGCCATGTTTTGAACGCTCAGATTTGGGTGCCCGACATTCAAATACTCCATGACATGCAGACCGGCATCAGGTCCGCTGACAGCTCGCAATCGCAGCTTCAGCATCAGGTGGCCGTTGCGACTGTTGGTCTCTTCGGCGCTTACCACCTTGAACTCATGCGTTCCTCCGCGCACAAACTTGTTGACCGGCGCCGACGCCTGATCCTGTTGATCCCAATCAATCTCCATTCGTAGCCTCCTTGATGCAGCTTTCGCACACTGGCCGGCCTTGCTCGTGCCGGCCAAAAACAACCGCGTAACCGTGCGCCACCAGCATCGACACCTGGCTGTCCTCCTCGACCACCGACTGGCGCACACAGAGTCGGCGGCACTTCGAGCAATCGACGCACTGCACTGTTGGCGGCACTGAGATGTGCCGGCCAAGTCCGTCGGTGGTCCAGACGCAGGGTCGATACAATTTCATTGGTTGGCCTTGCGACCGTTGTAATCAGCTCGAGCCTGCAATCGGCCAAGCACCTCGTCGGCCTGATCGACCGACAAGCCTTCTTTTTTGCGCAGACCATAAGGCTCTAAAATCTTGGTCCAGTCCTCCATTGACAGACGCAAGAACCCCGAGAGCTCAGACATGCGCCTAAGCTGGCCGCGCAGGCATGGCCGAAACTTGACGTTCTCCTCGCTCATTGCGCGGCTCCCATTTTAATGATGCCGCCAAGGTGAGAGATGATTTCGTCGGCCTGATCGGACAGCAGGCTTTCAGACACCTTGCTGCTCCGGATCTTGTAATCCTGCCTGACCTTCTCCCAATAGTCGCCGTCCAGCCGTCCGGTCTCTTGCGCCTTCGCGTAGAGCGACAGAATCTCGTCAAGCTGCTTGCGCGTGGCCTTGAGCGTCTTTGCAGGCTTTTCGACAACAGGCGCAGTCGTTGCTACGACCGGCACGACATTGGCGACAATGACTTCGGCGTCGTGTGGGATTTCCTCGGCCGGGGTCGTCTCCAGTCCGGCGTTAAGCAGAGGCACTACCCAAGCCAATGCGCTGCGACAGGCGCGGCTAGTGGCACGCGTCTGAGCCATGGCGCGCCTGGCGTACTTTGGACGACGAGTCCACATCGGCTCATCGACGCCGACATAACCCTCACTCGATGCGACCACCTCGCCATCGGACAGTCGTACCAAATCGCACACGGCGCGGATGTCGCCGCCGTCGAGCTCCTCGACGACGCTGATGCGAGGAGACAACCCGTTGGCCGCAGCGAGCGCCTGCCACCCCTCGGCCTTGATGTAGCTTTTGCCTTGCAGTTGCATCGAGCACTGCAGCACAATGGCTCGGCACGCCTCGGCCACCTGCTCGCCTTTGCGCACGACCTCGCGCGGCATCACCGCCGTGGTCGGCGCCTCATTGGCTGGAACCAGACTCATCGCTCAACCTCCTGTTCTACTTCAACTTTCATCTGCCAGATCCTTCCCTTGTTGCGATAGACGCGACCAATCGCGTCCTGGTACACCAACCACCCATCGACGCTCTCATGCTGTGTCCAAGAAGAGGACATCGGCTTCTTGACGGTCTCCCATCCCGAGACCGTGTTGGTCTCTAAGACTTTCTTGCGCATGACTGTGACCTCGTCTCCGGCGTGGATTCCCACGCGCACCTTGCCGTTGCGGACATCCAGAATCTCAATTTTGATTTGCTCGGCTTGCGTATCGACGACTAGGTGGTCGTTGCTATCGCCGCCGTGGCGCAGCGTCAGCACTAGCATCACGCGACTCCTTTCATGATCCTGAGCCGAGTCATGCGCAAAAACAGGTCGTGCATGCTGCGATCGATCCTGTCCACTTCGTGCTTGTAGCGGACGCAGTCCTGCCACCGCTCTTCGACCCATGCGGCCGTCTTGGCCGCCAGCATGTGCCGGCGATGCAGCACCAGCAGCTCATGCTCGTTCAGCAGACAGTCGTATTCGTCGTCACCTATTGCCACCATTCACCTCCTGAAGCTCGTCGTAACTGTCGTGCCGCCGTGCTGATAGGTCACGGCGACCTCGGTCTGAACTGCCGCGCACCCCACGCAGCAGACGGAAAGCAAAACCAGCAGTGCACGCATTTGCTTCTCCGGCGAGTGATGTTGCACTCACTTTCGACGCAAAGCAATACAAGACTGAAAAAAAATTGGCAAATTGCATGATCGGCCTTAAATTTGTGAAATGCCTACAAACAAACCGCGAGTGAATATCACCGTCAGCAAGGCGCATCACGCCTTAGCGAAAGCGCTTGCCGAGCGTGATTCACGGACTATTGCTTTGCTTGTGGAGTTCTTGCTGCGCCGCTACGCCGAGGAGCGCGGCTGGACCGACCTGTTGGCCGCAGCAGATTTGCCAACGCCGACAGCTCGCGCGCCGCAGTCGAAGCACGACTCTCCGCCCGCTGGCGAGGCTTCGTGACTTGCAGATTGTGCAGGAATTGCGTCAAATCCTGCTCGTCAATTCGCCAAGTGCCACCGACCTTGAATGCGGCCAGCGTGTGTTGCTGGCCAAACCTTTTAACGCCTGATGAAAACCAGCGACGGACAGTGTCATCGGATACGCGGTATTTGATACAGACTTCCGAAATCTTTAAGTAACTCACAAACAAACCCCCATCAATGGGGTGCGCACCTCTGCGCTCATTGCGGCGACATCCAGGCGCCGGAGTAAGGGATGTCCTTACTTCTGTTACTGTACGACTGTTCATTAAAATTGGACAAGTCGCAGTATTGAAAAAATTACAGCCACAGGACTTGTCCGGCAAGTACACAAGGTACACAATTCCAAAACGCAGCACACAAAAACGCGGGGTTTTTGCGGGTTTTGCGTACACAAAATTTTCTAGGCTTATTGACGCAAAGTCTTGTAAGACAACGACTTATCTATTCATTTTAGATTGGTTCGGGACCAAGAGGTCGCAGGTTCGAATCCTGTCGCCCCGACTCGACTTACGACAAAAAGCCGGTACACAAAAAACGCAAATGGTACACAAAAAAGTACCAAAGCTGTGCCATCACAAGGCCAAGGGTCTGGCGTATGTGCGAGACCCGAGAACCGGAACCCGGCATTACTTTGGACGCGCCAACACAATTCAAAGCGTCGAGCGCTACAACGCTTGGGTGCGCAGGTATGCGCAGGATGTCGGCGTCAGCGCTGCGGCAGTGGCGAGGCCGGCTCAGGTGGCTGGACTCATGGCTCTTTTTTATGCTGACTGCCAAAGGGTTTACAGAACCGTCGATGGTGTCGAAACCGAGACGCTAGGGGTAGTTAGGTCGGTCATGCGAGAGCACATGGCCGAGCTGGCCGTCCGTCCGCTGCATGAGGTAGGCAAAGCGGACCTTGTTGCCATACGGCAAACCCTGATCCTGCGAGGCCTTGCGCGCAAAACAATCCGTGAATACATGCGTATTGTGTTGCAGATGTTCAAGTGGGGCGCTGGCTTAGACCTTATGGATGAGGCGCAGTATTTGCGCATGCGCACGCTGCCAGCGCTTCGCCAGGGAGAAACCCGGCCGTCAAAGAAAGTGCAGCCAATACCAAGAAAACATCTGTTCATGATCCTTCGTCAGCTCAAGGAACCTTGGAAAACCGTTTTGGCTTGGCAACTTTTGACTGGCCAGCGCACGGAAACGGCGCTTCGCGTCCAGACAGACGAAATCGATCAATCTATTAAGCCTTGGCGGTACACACCTCGGGTACACAAAAACACTTGGCGAGGTCATGCGCTGACTATCCTTGTCGGTCCTCGCGCTCGCAAACTGCTGGCGCCACTGCTACTGAAAAGTGGCTACCTTTTTCCAGCTAGAAAAATGAATGTAAGAGTAAATTGTCAGGCCATGAGCAAGCCTCGGGATAGTGACGCCTACAGACTGGCATTCACGCGAGCGACCAAACGGCTTGGACTTCCGCCGTACAACCCGCAACAGGTTCGGCACACTTCTGCCACTTTTTTGGTTGGCCGCATGGTTCCCGAGTCGATCATCGGTGCCATCCTCGGCCATCACGGCCGTGGCGACGATGACTCGATTTCCACCGGCTCCACCTCCATTACAGGCCGATATGCCGCCGTGCCAAGAAGGCGCGTCGAGGCCGTGGTCGAAAAATGGGGATGAGCCGCCTTGCGCATCCATGCGCCCCGGCGGCGGGGAGTGCTCGTACTCACGAGCGTGGTCGACGCGCAAACTCTAGCAATCGCTTTAGGTAGACCGCTGCGTCGTCCCGCACATGCGGATTTGATGCCGACCAGTCCCGCAGGTGACCGAGCTGGAAATGACACTCGCGGCATAGGCAGATCAGGTTCGACTCGTCGAGCTCCCGCGACGGGTCGATGTGATATGGCACGATGTGATGCGCCTCCAGGTCACGGGTGGCCTCGCAGCCTGAGCAGGAGCGACCCTTGATGAAGCGGCTGCGCAGCGTCGGCCATTTTGGCGAGCGCGGCGTGCCGCCCCAGATCATCGACCAGCGCCACATGCTAGGAAGAGCTCTTCATCAGCTCAGAAAGCAATTTGCTCACCAGCCACTCGACGAGCAGCGCCCACGGAATGATTCCCTGGCTAATTTGTTGTTCGGCAACAAGCTCGTCCAGGGTATCGAGCGCGACGGCGTCGACCTCCCTCGGATCCGCAGGCGAGCCAACAAGTCTCGGCGACGCTGCGACCTGGCCAAGAGCGTAGCCAAGGAGGCAATATCCTGCCGCCACAACATCGCGGCTGAACGGAATCCGTCCGCGAACAAAGTCGATGATCGTGCGAACGGCATCCAAATCGATCTCGGCAGGCAGCTCGTAAGAGTGCGGCATAACCACCTCATATTGTCCAGCTCAGGCGGCGCACCGGGAATCCGGCAATCGCTGAAAACGCCCAGCTATCGTTCTGTCGCAGCATCTTGTCGATGACACTGCTCGATGCGTAAAACCCCTCGGGACCGGGATCACCCGGACCTGTCGGACCCGTGTGCGTCGACGCTCCCCACGAGTTGTCGATGCGGCCGTACTCCGCGCCATCTATCGTGCTGTACCCGCACAGGCACATGCAGTGCGCCCATGAGCCAGATGGCTGGCTGACGCCGTTTTTATCGCGGGCCATCTTGAAGCCTTGGCTGCTGCAGACACTGATCCCATATCCGCTGGCCAGCATGCGCTTGGCCTCGATCCAGCTCCGCACCTGAGTCGCCATGACCTGATGCTTGCGGCTTTCCGGCTCGAGCTCGTCAGGAACACCCGACGCTCCATATCTCTGGCACCTGGCGACGCTGTAGGCGGTCAAATCGATTGAGCCATACTTGCCTCGCGGGATGAGGCCGCCAGTCACGCTGACCCACTTTGCGGCCCACGCGCCGACCGCACCGTCTCCACGGAGGCGACCTCCGGCCACCTCGACGCGAGCGCCGCCGTAGATGCACTCCTCGGCCAACTTGCGGAACTCTTCCTTGTCGCCGTTGGCGATCTCGGCGCACATGCTGTACTCAATAGCGCGAGCCGTGCCAAATGCGACACACGATCCGACCTCGCCTTGTGTCGCCGGCGGCAACAAGTCGCCTGTGACATGTCGCGCGAAATGCCAAAGGTGTACATGATCCGGAAGCGGATGATCATGCTGTCCGGCCGGAGTGTCGCCGGCGACAGGATACGGCAGCTCTTGAAGGAGCTGGTCAACCGCCTCGTCGTCCTTGACCCATCCGGTGTAGATTTCGCTCACTTCACCGACTCCAAGAGAGCCGCCGTCGTGGCGTAGATGTCAGCGACCTGCTGGCGTTGAGCCGGCGTGATGACGGCGGCTGGATCATCAGGAACTACCGTGGCGATCTCGGCACCCACGCGCTCACGCAGCGTCGCCAGCTTGGTGCGAGGCACGCCGGCCGAGAGCTTGAGCAGCGCGTCGTAAAGCGCGCCTGCCGTGTCGTATTGCTTGCGTGCCTCGACAGCGCACTGACGGTAGAGCTGCGCCACGGCGACGCGGGATGATTCCCTGTCAGGCTCTTGGATGGCACCCCAGATAGCCAGCAGCGAACGCTCGTAGGCAGTCGGCTCTTTTGGCCTTGGCGGCTGCGTTTCGCCAACGACAACCGTGATGATCACCGGGTCGGATGGCATGTCACCGAGTGCGGTGTATGCCAGCAGGCGGTAGCGTCCTGGCAATGGAGCCGTGACGACCGTGGCTGTCGGATCGGACAAGAGTCCGGCAGGGAATGAATTGAGGCCGGCATCTAGCGAATAGTATTTGACGCGCTTTCCGTCGGTTTTTGGCGTGATGGCAATAAACGCACCCGGCTCACCTCGCACCTCGGCAGGCACCTCGATCTTTTGGCCGGCCAGTAGCAGCAGCGCCGCAACGATCATGTGCTCTCCTTCCCTTTACAGACTGTGCTTACCCGCTCAATTTCCTTGGCGATTTGAGCCTGCGTCTGAGCGATGGCGTCCAGGGTCGACTCAAGGGATGCCAAGAACGCAAAGTGCCTGTCCCGCAGCGGGATGACGACCTGTGTGCCAAGCCAAGCCGCCAGGTGATAACTGCCGTAAGCAATGGCGCAGCATATAGCTGTTGGAAGTCCAAGCTCTCGAATGAACTGGATCGGATCCATCGGCATAGTCCTCCTCTAGGGACAGACTACCTAGTCGTGAGTCCGAAACTGCCTAGCCTGCGTGTCGTCACGGTGCCATAGATCGGGGTGCATCATCTCGACATCGACCTCCACCACGATGCACTGGTCCAGCGGTAGTCGGCGCCGGAAGTAGTCGCGCATCTGCTTAACGCTCCACCCCATCTCGTAGGCGGCGACCAGATGATTCCGGTATTTGTCGTTGAGTGTCAGGCAGTATTGGACCGGCACGCCAAACCTCATGAACCTGTGGCACCATCGCAGATCCGAGTGGCACAGCACCTTGCCGCCGGCGCGGCGCACCTTCTCGTGGATGTAGACCTCCTCGCCACTAAATCCTTGGAAGTCAGCAGAGAACTTAGGCCACGCATCCCGTCGCATGAGCATGTATGCAGTACCGTGAGCTTCCACCTCAAACCACGGCGGCGCCTGATGGCGTGTGTGCCAAACTCCGAGCATGCCGCCGCGTAGCTCTGGCAGCAGCTCGGTGGCGATGGTGACGCCGGACTCGTTGACCAATGGACCGACCCACATGTCACTGCCGATGCAGACCGAGTCAATGAGTCGCTTGATCGTGTCGACATGGCCAGGAGACAGCAGGACATGAGAGTCGAGCAGGAGAACATGCTCACCGCGTGCATGCTCCCACACGCTGTTCTTGGCGTGCGCCGGACCTTGGTTCTTTGATGCGTGGATGTAGCGAGCCTTGGCGTGACCGCACGCAATAGCAAGATCCTGGTTGGCCGTCGGCATGTCGTCGATGACCAGTAGCTCGACCTCGGTGTCTGACAGCGGCACATGATGCAGCCGCAACGACGAGAGGGTCCACCATGCACCCTGAGCGTCGCCGTAGTTGGCCATGCCGATGGTTAATTTCATTTAGCCTCGTAACTGTCGCATCCAACGCATTGGCGGATTTCAGTCTGCCGTGGAGCATACGGCCGGCACTGCCCGTAGACGCTGCACTGACGCAGCAGCGCAGCGCCGCCGCCGCAGCCACAGGAAGGTTTGTCTTCAAGCGCCATGCCTAGGTGGACGCATGGGTTCCTGATGACGGTTTTGATCTTCTCTAACTGCGCCTTTTGTTCCTCGGTGATTTGAGAAGGAGCCGGCGCCGGAGCGGTCGCTGGCGTCAAGGTTGCAGGATCACCACCCCACATGGATCGGTAGCGTGCGTCGTGTTCGTACAGCCAGCACAGCCGGCATGTTGCATGCGGTGGGTCGTGGCGGCAGGGTTTCATTCGGTCAGGCTCAGCGTGAATGCGCCATCGGCTTGATTTCCATAAACAATACCCGCATTAGGATTTGATCCACTTAACTCGCAGTTGTCAAAATAACTAGGAAAATCTATGGTGTAATTGATTGGCAAAACAGGACATGAAAAATTTACTGGATAACCGTTTGCCTGTCGCGCAACAAATGTGCATGGTGTAAAGATGTCTTTGCCTTGAACTATCCACGAAATAAAAGCGCCCAAAATAGTTCCGCCGCCTTCTCCGCATTCAATGTTTAATCCGACATGGACATACAAATCGTTGTCGCAATCGTATTGTGCGGCGCCAAAACAGTTACCGAGCCGATAGTATGTCAGGCCGTTGCACGGGGTGACTTTTTGATATTTTAGTCCGTTAAAATTTACAGAACCAGTGCTGGCGTAACTGTAGAGAGTTGGAACTGTGTTGGTCCTTGAAACAAAATTGATTTGCACGGACACTCCGTCCATGCAATTAAATAAACCAGCCATGTTAAATGTTACATAAAGGACTGCAGGAATTGTTTCGCCGCAGCAAATTATTGGACAGCAATCATTATTTCCGCAGCACGCCTGACATGTCAGTCGTGCACAGTTTACCGTCTGGTATTCGCCATCTACTGTTCCCGGCGTCGTTGGCGCTTGGCATGAGCAACCATCTGAGCAGTTGCCTGGACCGTATTTTAGCCATGCGGATCCAGCGGCGGACCAGCGCCAAGTGCATCCGCCGGTGCATGGCGCGGCGGTTGTTGTGGTCGTCGTAGTGCTTGATGTCGAACTGGAGCTGGTCGAGGTAGTGCTTGTCGAGGTGGATGTCGTGGTAGTCGAGCTGGAGCTTGTCGAGGTCGAGCTACTGGATGTCGATGTCGTCGTAGTTGTCGTGGTCGTGCCACCGGGTATGCAGTAGTCAGCCCATGTCTCGCCGTTGACTGCCCCCGGTGTCTCAGGAGGTGGAGGACATCCACAGCCTTCGCCAACGCATCCTGAAAACTCAATAAACCATTGGTTAAGCGCACTTGACCACTGGTACTGACAAATTCCTTGGCATGGCGCCGCAGTCGTGGTAGTCGTGGTAGTCGTGGTAGTCGTGGTAGTAGTGGTCGTGCTACTTACTGGCTCCTCGGTTGTCGTCGTGCTAGTCGGCGTCGAGTCGATGCACCAAGTTAGAACCTCCTGGCCAATAAATTCACCCGGCGTTGGAGGCATGTACGAGCATTCGCACGGCGCCGTGCAATCGCTAGACAGGATTGACCAGCTACTACCGTCCCAGATCCAAACGCATGTCGTTTCGCACAGGTTGTATTCAGGCATTTTCGCGACTCCTCGGTGGAGGCGTGGTTGTCCTGCCAGTCGTCGTCATGTCTCCAAAATAGACGCCATCTCGCAGCGGCGGCCAGCACGGCGGCTCGCATGCCTCATGCGCATAAGGGACCCACTGCATGCCATCCCATAGCCACTGGCAGTCAATAGGTGGCTGAGTGGTAGCAATCAGGTCGGCGCGCAGCATGTTGATGTCGTTTGCCCTATCGTTGTACCGTTAAAATTTGGAGAGACGGGGACTGCACTTTCGTCGCAATAATTCCCCGTCATGCTCCAGGAACTACCTGTCCAAACCCAAGTGGCATAGCCAAAAGCTGCAGGATTGCATGTTGTCGTCGTTGTCGTTGTCGTTGTCGTAGTCGTTGTCGGTTCTTCTGTCGTAGTCGTGGTCGTGGTGGTAGTCGGTTCTTCTGTCGTGGTACTTGAAGTTGAGCTGGTCGTGGTGCTGCTTGTCGGCGCTGCCGTTGTTGTCGTCGTGGTCGTCGTGCAGATGTAGGCGCAAGGTATGCAAACGGTCGAATACACAGGCGTAATCACGCCATCAACGCAGGACAGCGAGGTGATGAAATCAATCGTCAGGGTTTCGCATGAGCTGCCGGTAGCAATGACTAGATAGACGCTGCCTGTGGCCACATCGCCGGCGTAGCGGCCGATGTACTTCGTGTTGATATTCAGCGCGGCGCCGTTGATCTCGCGGATCAAGATGCTGTCAAGATCTGTATAGGTTGACGTGGTCTCGTTGTACTCCTGCAGGTAGCCGGGATAGGTGCCGCTGGTCGGAGATCCTGACACCCTGACAACATGCACGATAGGGAGCTGTCCGGCAAACTCCTCTGGCAGCGTCTTGGTATTCAGCAACCCTCGCTCATAGTCGGACAGCACCGCCGCCAGGCGCTTGAGGTCTTCGTCGCTGACAAGGTATCCAGCCATTACAGACTCGGGAATGCCACGCGAGGATACACATGGAAGGTCAGGTAGGTGTAGGCGCCGACCGGGTCGGCCTCGATCAGCGTGCGGCTCAGCTTGAATCCGCTCCCATTGAGCGGCACAGGCGATGACACTGGCACGCCGTTCATGGTGATGTTTCGCATCTCGCCGCTGATGGCGCTTTTTTCGCGCTTGCCAGCATCCATGACGACGACGGCCCACCCAAGCGGCCGATACGAAAACACAAGGCTCCAACGCCAATAAGCAACATTGTTCTCAAACGCTCGCTGCGCCGAGACGCTGTCCAACTTGGTCAGGCCGGCGGCGATCACATAAGGTCCGATCGTGTAACTGCTGCTGTTGACGAACCCAATCGATTGGATCCACGCGCTCGATGGTTCGCTGCTGCTGTTGAGTCCAACGGTGAGCGTTGCGGCGCCGCGCTCGGTCTCCAGTGGTGGCAGGAATGGATCACCTGCCGAGTTGACGATTGGCACAGTGTACGCATTGGTGCTCGTGTTGCATGCCGTTGCCGTGGCGATCTTGTAGCTGGTCGTGGAGATCTGGTAGTCGCGCGGACGGCTAAGAGGCGATTGCACGCGATCAACCGGATCCTGGCCTTTTTGTTGATTGTCGACGGCAGGATCGCCGGTGCTGGCATTGCTAGTTTGGTCCGCATAGTAGGCGTAGTTTGCCGTGACACGCCATTGGAGCGCATCGCCAGCGTCCTGCTGGACATCTAGCGATGTGCAGCGAGCCAGCGCATCCTCGGGATGAGCCGACCAGATCGCCGGCAGCGATGGGTGAGAGCCGGCGTAGTAGGGACCATAGCTCGACGAGTCGGTGCGAATGATAAAAACTCGAGCATAGGTGCGCTGGTATCGTTGGTCGATGCTGGCGCGCCGCCCGGCCTCAGACTCCTTGAATAGCTTGTAGGCCATGTTATTTGCCTATTGCCGCCACCGGCGGCCCCTTAACCTTCTCGAATGCCTTGACCAGTTGATCCGAGTATGCCAACTGCTTGTCGCTGTTGAACGCCGCGCGCTCGGTGGCAATGCGAATCTTCTCTTGGATCGACATCGTCTCCTCGCCGTACTGCGCGCGCACCCGCATCTCAACATCGGCGGCGCTGCCGCGCACAGATGCAGACGAGAACTGCGACTCGCCGCCGATGTTGTTGGCGATGAGGTCTTGAAGAAGTTTTCCAGTCTTGCGATTGGCCGCCTCGCGAAACCTGTTGATTTCTTTTTGATTGATTGCACTTCCCATCAACGCCATCTTGGCTTCTGTTGCCGATTTTGAAATGCTTTGCAATTCATGATTAAACGATTCAAACGGCGTGCGCATCTGCGTAAGCGTGTCGGTGGCAAACTTATTGGTGCTCTTAGCCATGGCCTCAAGAGCAAGCTGCGCCTCGCCCACTTGGTTGTTTAGTTTGTTGAATGCGTCGGCAACATTCTGTTGGGGATTGGCGGCATTGGCAGCATCACGAGCGGCAGCATTAGCTTTGATGTTGTTGAAAAATTCAGTGATTGCGGCCGATTGGCCAGCTCGTATCGTCGCGATCTCTTCCGGCCTGCCACGGATCAACTCTTGATTGATTTCAGCCTCTCGTTGCAACCTTTTGGTCTTACCTGTCATCTGTCCGGAAACACCCTCGCGCATGCTGATCTCAAACTTTTTGGCCATCAGCTCCAAAGAAGCAACCGCGTCCTCAATTGCAAACTTAAAATCTAGCGCCAGTTTGGCAAAACGCTCAGACAGGTCATAGGTAATATCCCGTATGTTTTTGAATGTGTTTTGTATTCCTTGCGCCTTGTCCTTCGGATCAATGACTGGAATGAATGTGTCTGAGATTTCCTTAACGATGTCCCTGATCGCTATGAACGCGCCACGCAGTCCGGCTGCGATCGAGGTGATGTCAAAGCTGTCTAGGAACATCTTCGAGATTTCGCGGAAGGTGTCCTCCATGGTCGTCTTGAGCCGCCGCACCTGGCCTTCAAACGAACCGGCAAACCTTGCCGCCGCGTCCTGCATGTCCTTGTCGTTAGTCGCAATCATGACCGCGCGGATTCCCTCGGCGCTGGTTACGGAACCTTCCCGCACCGCCGCCATGGCTTCTTCAAGCGAATGCGTCTTGCCAGTGGTCTGCTCCAGCACCTTGGCCAGCGACTCGTAGACTCTGATGCCTTGAGACTGCAGCGCGTCGAGCTCGCCAGCGCCGGCAATGCCGGCCTTAAAAATGCCCGCAATGGAGCTGGCAATCGTGGCGGCGCCTTGCTCGCCGAGTAGCTCGGCCGCACCCTGCACCTGCATCACGGTCTTGGTCGCCGCCTCCATTGAGATGCCGGCATTGGCCAGGCCGGACATGGCGGCGATGTTTTCCTTGAGAGCGACACCTGACGCCATGGACGCCTGGCGCATGTCCTCGATCGCCTTGGTGCCTTTGGAAAAACTGCCGGCGAGGTGCGCCGCGCGGATCTGCATCGACTCCAGCTCGGCGCCGAGCTGCGCGAACTGCATCGCTCCGCTGGCGATGCCACCGGCCACGCCAAATGCCATGCCGCCGGCGGCACGGATGTCGGCAGCACCGGCGGCGATGCTGCCCAACTTCTGGAAGGTCGACTTGTTTCTAAATTCGTCGAGCGCTTTTTCCTTTTGAGCTGCTTTCTCCTTAGCACGAATGTCGGCCTGAATAGCTTCAGCGCTCATCGACATGCGGCGCTGCTTCGTTTCCCGCGCTAGGATGGCCTGCTTTCGCTCTAGAGCGTTCATACCCTCAAGCTGTTTGTTGAACGCGGCTTGTTCGGCTGCGGCGCGCTTTTCCTTGATCGCAAGATCATCAACATGCTGGCCGGTCTTCTGGAGACTGCCAGCCATTTTAGTGAGTCCGGCAATCGCCTCGATGCCGTCCCATGCCATGGCCAGTGATGTGCGGATGATGCTAGCCACGCCTGACCTCCGCACCACTAGCCAGCAGAATCGCTCGCGCCTGCTCGGGACTCATCTCCCTCGTCGAGGACTCCTCGCCGTAGTGCGGCAGGAAGTCCGACATCGAGACATCCTTGGCCCACGGTGCCGTCGCGGCCCACGCCGCTGTCGCCGCCTGGATGTCGCCGCGAACCTGACCCCATGGATCAACTGACATGAGCGCCATCCACTCGGCCAGCTCGCTCGCACTCATCCGCTCACCTAGCTCGGCGACCGTACAGCCGAGATGTCCGGCTAATGCGAACATCAAGCGGCGGGTCGGTCGCTCGCGGAGTTTTTTTCCAGAGCATCCACATCGTCTTTGGTCATGCGGTTCAGCTTCAGCGCTTTTTCCCAAAGACGATCGGCGATGCCGGCAGGCAGGGAACTGAGCTGCTGAATATCTGCGTCTCCAAACAACCTGACACCCTGCTCATCGCACAGCGACAGGCTCAGCAGCTTGGCTCGGACATCCCGCCACTTGGCCATTCCCTTGGCCTCGATCGAGGCTCCCTCGTAGAGGTCGCGCTCGCCAGCGGTCAGCTCGCGCAGGTGAACCGCGTCTCCCCACTCGGGAACCTCGACTTGTTCTACCCGCACTTTGGCCTTGGACAGGATGTCCGCCTTACTCAGTCCCATCAATCGCTCCTTACAGCGCCGCGCTGGATATCGTCAGGGTTACGGTGTACTTCAGCGTGTCGTCGCCTGCGGCGATGGTCGGCGTCGTCACATCCGTGATAAACCCGGTGAACGAAAACAGCGTGTCAATCGCCGATCCGATAAAGTCCACAGTTACCACGCTCTTAATTTTGTTAGTAAGCCGAGTCCGTAACGCCGTGAGCTGGTTGGTAGCCGTGGCGGTGTCGTCAAGGAAAAATTCAAACTGCACGGTGCCTGGATCAATCCGAGCCGGAAACTTTATCAAGGTGCTGTCGGCGAGTCCGGTCTGGTCGCTGGTGGCGACCGTGGCGCTGTTGCTTCCAATAGACACCAGATTGTCCAACGAACTCGAGGCGCCCGTGGTCTCGACTCCTGACACCAGCGTGATCGACGCAATGGACGCATTAGCGCCCGCAGCCAAAACCTTTGGCATTATCCACCCTCCATAGTGCCGACGATTGTGAGCGTCGTCAGGCGTGCCTGTTCGTCCGAGCCGTCGGTGTAAGCCTGCGACTCGTCCGACTCGTTCTCAATTCTCCAATGGTGAACAATGGTGTTCCCGATTGTCTGCCGCGCCGGAGACTCTTGGATCCGCGCCTTGATCCAATCGGCCGACGTTTGGGCCACGCTTCGAGTCATGGCCACTATGGTCATATCGACGACCTCGGTGCTGACCGCAGGGGTGCCGTCAAGGTGCATCACCCGCGTGCGACTCGATCCGGTCGTCACCGCAAACGGCAACGACGATCCCTGCGGCGCCTGCTCGGGATGTATGCCGCCAGGCAAATTGGCCGCGTAGCCGGTCTGGCCGGACAGGTAGTCGCGGAGCACCTTGCCGAGCAGGCTCATTTCTCCAGCTCCCTCATAACGGCATCGACGGTGATCGGCTCGATCTGCGGATTGACTTCGTTGAGCGCTCGCTGCAGGAACGGCCTGCCTTGGACCACGACGCGCTTGCCGGTGCCCCAGATCTTGGCCGTGAATCCGTTCTCAACAAGGTGCGTGTACTTGCCGGGATTAACGCGGACCATGACATTCCGCTGCGCTTGTACGGTCTTTTTGGGTTTGTAGTACGCCATGAACGCCATGGCATACATGCGACGACGAGGACCGACCACGGAGTAGATCGAGCCGGTCCTCTTGTTGACGCCGATGCGGTAGCCAATGGATTTCTTGAGCTGGCCGCTGGCTCCGTACACCGGCATCTTGCCGTCCTGCGTGTACACGAATTTGCGTAACTGCGGAGCTTTCTGTCTGGCCGCCGCGACCGCAATAGGCGACACTTTCCGCGCCGCTGTCTTAAGCGCCGCCTTGAGCTTGTTCGGACCAATTGATTTGAGAAACGCCAGCGCGTTGCTCAAGCCGGTCAGCTTGGCGGCGGCCCTGCTGCTCTGGCTGTTAAACCGGACCGCCATCACGCACCCGTCCTTTCGGTGGCGGTAATTTCCAGCCAGCGGTTGCGCTCATCGAGGTTGCGCACGAACTGAAAATTAAACTGCCTAGAGCTGAAAAGCGCTCGATGCGTTGCCGCCACATCGCTGCGGTAGCGAATGGTGATCGTGTGCGTCTGCTGCACCTGCATCGCCTCGGCGATCGTGTTTTCTTGGCCGCTGGCCGGGACCACCGAGGCGTAGACCGTGGCGTA